GTGGAATTAAGTACACTATGGCCGATAAGGAGGCAGAATCTATTCCATACATCCCTTTTTCGGATGTTACGTTTTTGAAACGTGCTTTTCGATGGGATGAGGAATTGCAACAATGGATTGCTCCAATTGAGGAGCTGTCCATTAGCAAATCTTTACACAATTATATGCACAGGAAGAATTCCCCTGCTTTGCCCGAGCAGATCGCCGCAGATGCTATTGTCACACAGGCAACAGAGTATTGGCGATGGGGAAGAGAGGTTTACGAGAAACGTCGACCTCAGTTGCAACGTGTAGCAGAGAGAGCTGGTCTTACTGCTATGACGGGGCTATTGCCAACTTACGAGGAATTGCAGGATGCTTATCGAGGACTTAAGAAGAAGAAGTCCATTTTCGATGAGCCTGATACTGCAGTTTTTGAGTAAGGAGGCACCGTCTTGGGACGACATTAAAAGCATCCGGTCCAGAGGCATCTGGGCGAAAGTTCGAAGCAATATGCAAATCACGTATTGGATTACCGCAAATTATTTTTGTATGCACTTTTCAAAGTAATTTGTAGGCTTGCGTGATTTTCGGCTGCCCTCGAGTAGTCTTCCTATTTAGGATGGAGTTTAAAGAGCTCAAACAAAAGTGCACCATACCCAAAGGAGAGGCCCCGGAGGGATTATGGCACAACAAATTGGTCTACTAAAAGTTCAAGAAGAAGAATTAAAAAGAAAACCAAAACAAATAGCACGGTCGGGCGAGATACCCGGCAAGCGGTGGATTCCGCGTTCTATTCTTCAGATCACTACATCTCTAATGGTTCACCTGGACCACAATGGGATTACGTATCTAAAGAATGGATTATGGTTAATGAAAGAGTTGCTGAACACGATACACATTTACTTGATTGTCAAGCAGAAGTGTCAAAGTTTAACGTAACTGTGAATAAGACTAGTAAGGAAGAGTCTTCACAGATATTATCTTTCAAGGACCAAAATGCAGCATATACCTATGAAGTAGGTAGTATGCCGGATCCAACTTTTGGAGCAGCTGATATGGATGATGTTAGTTTGGGAGATTTTTTCTCTCGACCTATTAAGATAGTATCATATCAATGGACAAATTCGACAAATTTTTATCAAGATTTTGATCCATGGAATTTGTATTTTACAAATCCGCGTGTTTCCAATAGGATATCGAATTTCTATTTAATGCGATGTAAATTGCATTTGAAATTCATGATTAATGGAAATGGTTTTTATTATGGTCGCCTTTTGGCGAATTATAAACCACTCGATTTCAACGATGATTTTACAGTTGATCGAGCCTTAATCACTCAAGACAATGTGGCTGCTTCACAGCGACCGCATGTTTATTTGGATCCAACCACATCTGCAGGGGGTGATATGATATTACCTTTTGTGTGGGATTACAATGCATGTCGATTACCTTTGGGCGATTTTTCGCGTTTGGGTGCAGTTTCTATTCGTACGCTTACTGATTTGAAGCATGCGAACGGTGCAAGTGATCCTATCACAATATCCGTGTTTGCGTGGGCAGAAGACATGCATTTGTCTACACCTACCGTTCAGGATTCCTTAGGTTTAACACCGCAGATGGAAGAGACTATACTTGATCCGCAAGCGGATGAGTATGGAACCGGCCCCATTTCAAGACCAGCATCTATTGTAGCGAATTGGATGGGGAAACTTCGAGATGCGCCAGTCATTGGGATGTATGCCAGAGCGACCGAGCTTGCAGCTTCTGCTGTATCGGGTGTGGCTCAGATTTTTGGCTATTCACGTCCTGCTGTTTTGGATGATATTGTTCCATATCGTCCTACTTACGTTGGCAATCTCGCTAATACTAATATTCCTGATTCGACCACCAAATTGGCGCTTGATTGTAAACAAGAAGTTACGATCGATCCCCGAACTATGGGATTGGGTGCCACAGATGAGATGACGATTTGTAGTATTAGTACACGAGAGTCCTATTTGACATCATTCACGTGGGGAGTCGCAGCGATTCCTGAGACATCTATTTGGGTATCTCAGGTTACGCCTATGTTGTGGGCAGAAAATACAAATTTGGGTAATACCGAATTACATTTGCCTGCTTGTGCATTTGCTACTTTGCCTTTTAAACATTGGCGTGGTAGTATGCGATTCCGTTTTCAAGTTGTATCGTCGAATTTTCATAAAGGTCGTTTGGCCATTATGTATGATCCGGCGAGTGCTAGTTCGTTTCAGTATGAATACAACACGAATTACACAAGAGTGATTGATATAGCGGAGGAAAAGGATTTTACTGTAGAAATAGGATGGGGATCATCCTATCCGTATTTGGAATGTCAAATTCCCGGTGCGACTGGAGTAACACTCCCATACAGTAATGCTTTGTTAGCACCAGTTTTAGACAATTTTTGTAATGGATATTTATCAGTTCGTGTTCTTAACGAATTAACTGTACCGAACAGTACAGTTGATAATGACGTTCAAATTAATGTTTTTGTTTCAACTGGAGATGATTTCGAAGTATTTAATCCTACTGATGAAGGTTTGCGTGCCATGACGTATTTCCCAGATCCAACTTTGGAGGGTCAAGGTGAAATTACTTTTTTGGATCCGCAAGCAAGTGTTGAAGAGGTTACTGATCTCGACAATGCGCCAGAGGCTTCCAAACCTATGCAAGAAAATAACAATGAAGAAATGGCGGCGACATTGGATTTGCGTGATGGTATGAGTTCTATTTGCTTTGGCGAAAGAATAGTGTCTATGAGACAATGTCTCAAAAGATATCAATTGTCAACAGCATATTCCCTTTCAGGGAGTAGATCATTATTCAAGCGAGTCATTAACGACTTTTTTGGGTATCGTGGGTATAGTCCCACAGGAATTCATTCCACATCTACAGCAGACCCATACAATTATTATTTTACGGATTTACTTCATTATTTGACACCAGCATACGTTGCGAGACGTGGTGCCATACGTAAAAAATTTTTGTACAATGGACAAGGGCAATCCAGCGGTGGGACACGAGTTGAGACAGATCAGATGTATATGTCTGTAACGCGTGTACCAACTGATCAATCGTATCAGGAGGGTTATGTAAGTCAACCTACCACAACAACGATAGAATCAGCACCGTATGATTTAATTCAAAATGAATCACCTTCATGGCCTGGGTCTCACGTCACTATTGTGAATGTGAATCCCGCTTTAGAAGTGGAATTCCCTTATCAACAGAACCGTCGTTTCTTGTTTGCCCGTTCAAATATAACTTCCGATACGGATGGGCAAGGAATGGAAGTGACAGCCAATGTTTTTAATGTATCAGGGTATGTGTCTATACGTGAATACACATCCGTGGGGGAAGATTTTCAACTATCTTTCTTCATGGGGGCCCCGATAATGTATTATCAATTGGCTAATCCAATACCTTAATGGTATAACTGACCTGCCGGAGCGCGTGCGTTCGTCAATAAAAGCCGGACTCTCATGAGGAGTATAAACTCATGGACAAATCCAAGCCAGTGGCGGCTTGGTGGGGTACCATATGGTGTCCTATGAGAATTATCGCAGTACGTTTGCGATCCCGCTTAGCGGTGTATAACTTTTAACTTTAACACTAGGTTTTACATCGCGGGATGCGATGGTTTTTACTAGTGCCACAAGTTTCAAGGATGTAGGTTCTCATGAATGTTCGTC